TTAAACTTAATTCTAATCGATTTCAACAGGGAATACTACTTATATGTTATGACCCATTTGGGCAACATATTGATGCCCTGGATCACGATGTTTTTGGTGATGCTTCCAAATATTTAAGCTACGCAGCAATGACCTGTCTGCCTCATGTTAAAATAGACGCTTCTAAGTCTAATGAAGCATATTTAGATATTCCTTTTGATCATGTTCAATCATATTTATCTACTACTAATCCAGATGCTGTTGGGTTGATGGGTATTGTACGCGTAAAGGTGTTAAATCAATTACAAACGGGTTCCGGTGCCATTGGTTATGCTGATTTGGTTACTTATTTGTCCTGTGTTGATGTAGATATGCATGTTCCAGTTGCCCCACATACTGTTGTTCTTCCTACCCGTATGGTGGAAGCCCAATTGTTTGAGGAAATTGTTAATGGGGCGAAGAGTGGATATGCGAGTGTTTGGAATGCTATTACAGGTAATTTTTCTGGAGCAGCAGAGCAAGCGGGCAAATTCTTTGGTAGTGCTGGAAAAATTCTCAAATCATTTAATTTAGATAAACCATCATACCTTGATACTGCCGTTCGTAGTGTGATTTATCCAATGGAGCCCTTTGGGCATATGGATGGACTTTCTGGAGCGGTTACTTTAGGTACTTGCCCTACAGCAGGCTATTTACATCACGATGAGTTTTCACCTAGTAATGTGGATGAACTTAGTATTCATAAATTAGCTTCTCGATATTCAATTACTAATCGAGCTATTCCGTGGACAGCTGCTAATGGTGTTGGAACCACTTTGGCTCGTCTTCCGGTTATGCCTCGATATTGTATGCAGAAAAATGTAAACTCATCATCATCAACTGGATCTGTTTTTGTTGTACCTAAATTTGAACACACATGGCTTTCTTATATTACGTCATTATTTGGCTATTGGTATGGTAACATTAAAGTGAAGGTAGAGTTTGTTTCGACAGATTTTCATACAGGACGTTTGGCAGCAATTTTTCAACCTAGTGTGGATTTCAATTTAGATGATCCAGTTCTTACTATGGGTCAAGCTATGCAATACCCTCTAATGATTATGGACTTACGTGAGCAAAAAGAGTTTGAGTTTGAAATTCCCTACCAGTCGATTGTGGCGCGTAAGGTATCCACACAGTTTATTACTGATCCAACTGGTGTCCGTAATTTCGATTTCGATTCCCGTTATAGTTTAGGAGTGCTTCACTTTGTTACTGTTAATTCATTGACGGCACCATCTAATGTTGCCCAACAGATAGAATTTAATGTTTATTATGCGGCTGGTTCCAATATGGAATGGGAATATCCTTCTTTAGCTAATAATCTTAATTGTACTATACCGACCACAGCTTTTCGTTCAGTAGAAGCACAAGTATTGACAGAAGAACGAACTCAAGATGATAAGCCATTAGTTTTGACGAAGGGTAATGTTACAGGTGAGACAACTACCAGTTTGAATCAAAAGATCTCAGATGTTAGGGCATTGGCAAAGAGGAAGAGTTTGTGGCTTAATGATACTATTACTGTGAGTACGGGTTCCATCAATTCAATCCCTACGCTTAAGAATGCTTATGGAGGAAATTTAGGAATTGCTGTGAGTCCTGCTAGCCAATTGATTAAAACTGGTGGAGGTACTTTCCCTGGTCCTCAAACACCGGGGTTTTATCCCGTACGAATGGGGGCAGGTATGAACGATCCGTCAGCTGCGAACTCATGGGCATTAGCTATTGCACGTATGTACGCTCTGTGGCATGGGGGTATGGAATACACCATAGTCCCTGATACTAATGGAGTTAATGGAGCAGGAGTCTCTCAGTCACCCAATACTACATCAGATATTACTTTTTCAGCATCTTATCAACCAGCATACGGACAAATGAAGTTAGGATCTACGTTAGCAGATACATATTGGATGGGTGGTGTGCAGACGCTAGCTTTGAGAGACACAGGAAATCCTACTATGCAAACATCAACATTTCAACAACGATCATTGACGGTTAAAGTTCCATTTGTGAGTGCATATAATCAATTGATTACAGAAGTAGTACCAGCAGATAGCACTATTCCAACTGATGCGCAGTTTGCTGGAGCTCTTTTTGTTACAGCTACTAGTCCTATTGCATCAACAACTGGTTTTAATGTGAACATGGCAGTTTATGGATCTGGTGCAGATGATATACACTTTTCGTTCCCTACTTCACCTCCTGCAACTATTCAATATATTGTACCTTTAAATGCCTTTTAAGACACTTTTACACAAAC